CTTCAGTAACAGCTTCTTTAGGTAATTCAGCCTCAGCAACCATTTTGTCTATAGTAGCTTTTTTCTCCGCTATCTTCTCAGCTACTTCGATCTCATCCAACTTAACCTTCAAGGTCTTGTTCTCGGACTCAAGAGCCGTGATTTTTTCGTCCTTCTCTTTAACCACAGCATCCTTCCCCTCAAGATCTTTAGCCAGCTTAGTAGCAGACTCAGTAGCAGTAGCAAGATCAGCCTTGGTCTTTTCTACATTTTCTTTCTCTTCAAACTCTTTAGTAAGAGCTTCCATTATAACTTTGTTTGATTTTACATCATTAAGTGTAAACTCCATTGTTTCTATTCCCTCCTGACTTTCTTTTTTAATTTTCGGCAATCTCTTTTTAATCTCTTTATCAAGGTCGTCAAAGATTGCTATAACTTGTTTTTTCTTATCTTCCACAGATAGCTTACTATCATATAAGGCTCGATCCATCATGTCAAAAGCTATCCAAGAAATCTTATTAACCTCTTTCTTCAATTCATCGTTATCTATCTGGTCCTGTAATATTCCCTCCTTTGCTATTAGTTCTGCAAATTTTTCCTCCACTGTCTTCTTCACATCTCCTGTTCGGATGTTTTCTATATCCAATTCTTCTTCACCTTGCATATTCTTTTCTATAGCAGACTCAAATAGACTTGAAGTAGTAGCAGCATTGCTGACTAAATCTACCGATCTCAGAAGAGTAGCATCTACTACACTTTCTAATCCCTTATCATCTACATGAACCTTTACTTGTGCATTTATAGAGTTACCAACATTTTTAGGCTGTAAGTAAGCTATGTCCTTAACTAAGTCCCAGTAAGATTCCCGGCACTTCAAGTCGGCAAATATCTTTTGTCCGTCTTGCCTTGCGCTTTCATAAACTCCTACCCAATCACGGAGATCCCTAACACCATCCCTTTCCTTTATCTCAGTCTTCATCGGGTGGTTAATAAAACATTTAACTCCTTCTGATAGAGTAGCAAGAGAGCCTATAGCCTTATCTGAATAAATCCTATTGTTAGCACTTTCCCGAGTTCCGAATAAACAAACTCCTTTTATCATATAATTATCAGGATCTACACTTGCCTCTGTAACATCTGAAAAAGGATTATCAAAATTCTCTACTACATCTTTTTTCTTTAAGAGTTTCATTTTCATAAAATTATTACCTGCTCTTTCTGTTATATTATTATCTTCCAATAACTTTTCTACTTCACTATGAGTCATTTTCATTCCGGTAGACTTTACACAAATAGCTATAGCAGAAGATCTATCCTTACCACTTGCCATTACCTTTTTAACACAATCTAATAACTTCTTTGGCACTTATAGATCCTCTGCTATGGTGATGGTAAAGTTCCTTGTGGATTCTGCTTTGCTACCATCTTCAAAACTTCCAGCAAATCAGTAAGTACTTTAAAACCTTCTGTCTGCTGATTATCAAGAGTTATACTATATACTCCTTCTTTTGACTTAGTTACTGTAAGTCCTTGTATATGCTGGTCTCCTATTCTGGTATAAGCAAATTCCCCTGTTTCCGGCTTAAACTTAATTACTGCACAACTTAAAAATATTATACTTAGTAAGATAGTTAGTGATTTTTTCATTTAATTCTCCTTATACATTTCTTCTATCATCTCATCACTTATACTCTTTAACTTTTTAACAGGTATAAGTTTTCCGTTATTTCCTACCATACCATCTAATTTTATTTTTCCACTTTTCCACAATTTATATCTACTTGGCCCTAATATTTCTTCTTGCACAGAGTTTGACTGCTTCTTCAGCCAGCCATCATAATTTAGTTGATCTTCTAAGGGATTACCCGTAAAACCTTTTGCCTTATCTACTTTATCTTCCGGTATCCTTTCTCCTAATTCACTCCAGCTCTTAGTTATTGGGATATAGATACATCGGCAATTGCTATGGAGAGGTAAAATAGGAGCATCTATTTCTCCATTTTCGAAATAGAATATATGACCATCAGCGGATGCACACTCCACACACGTTCTTTTGTCTAGTGAAGCACTATGTTGTAGTCCTTTTAGAACATCCTGATTATTATTATAAGTAGCTCGGGCAACTTGGTTAGAAGTATGTAATATCTCAGTTCTTGCTATCATAATAGCTTTTTTCTTAACTTCATTTAATGCTAATCCAGGAAGTCCTTGAGATACCGGACCAATTAATCTATTAGTAGCCTTTACTATATCATCTCCCATAAGAATACTTTGGGATAACTCTCCCCGCATCTTCTCTATTATGTTATCACTTGCCCAAAGTAATCTGTCCTCTATAGGAGTTCCTCTCATATTGTAGGAAGTGATGAAATTTAGTTGCTCAAATGGAACACTCACTATATCTATCCCTATCTTACCAAACTTACTATCAAGCATTTGAGCATATACATCGGAATCAAGCATTGCTAAATCTTGTAAAGTGGTCTTTAGCTCCCCGGCAGAATTCATAGCGGCAGCTTTTAACATTCCTTCCATTTCTTTAACTTGCTGACCCATCCGTTCTATCTGCCATTCTTTAGTAAAACCTTGACTTGCATTATTTACTAAAATATCTAATCTGCTTTTCATTTGTGGTAAAGCATCCTGCACAGGCTTTACCATCCTTACAAAAGCATCGTTCTCTAATTGATAGAGGTAGTGAGATCTCCTTAATAAGAAATCCTGAAAAGCTAATTCCGGCTGTGGTAAGACTACCGCCATTCACTACTTTTCCTCTTCTCCCACAAGCTCAAATTGCTCTATCTCTTCTGCTATCTCTATAACTCTTTCCCAATCCTTTTCCTTTACAGCTTTCCACATCTCCGCTATCTCAGCACCAAATTGGTTAGTTGGTGCTAAGGGAAGATTAAAAGGAGAATTAGGTGCACCAGGAGAGCCAGGAGAGCCAGGAGCACCGGGAGCAGGGCCAGGAGTAGGTGGGTAAATTTCATCACCTTCTTCTAACTCTATATTAATTTTTTCTATATCGGGATCAAGCCCCATCTTAGCTTGCCAGGTCTTCTTACTAATAGCTTTGTATTTGAATAGAGTCTCAAAAGCCTTAGATAATTTCTCAATATCATCCCTCATCATTGGAGGGAATTCAATCCTACAATCAACATCAATATTAGAAGGGAAACCACCAAACTCTTTCTTTTTCTCTATAATTTCTTCTGTCAACTCCTTATAGAAGTCACTTAAGAAATCTTGCCATTCTTCTATCTCTCTTACAAAAGGATTCTGGGCTATTAGTGAAGAACTGTAATTTGCATTCGAGTAGTCTGAAGTGAATATCATCTCCGGAAAGCCAACAGCAGCAGCTATGTCCAGCTTTATGGCTCTTCCATCATCCTTAGCATCAGCAGCATTGATATTAGGATTAAGTAGTTTATAGTCAACCCCTTTAGAAGCTGTAATGACAGTGCCACCACGCATCATCTTAGCTTTATTACTTGTCTCATCTGCCTTTTCACTAAGCATGTTATTACGAATTTCATTTACTTTACCAGAGGAGCTATCGACAATTTTAACTAATGCTATAGCACTACGAACTTTATTTAAAAGAACTCTATCCTCGAGCCATTGCTCATACTGCTTTATCCTACGGATACATGGACCAAATATACTATTGCCACGTTTTTCATCACTATCACAAAATATTTTTAAGTGGTATATTTCTTCAGCAGATATTTTCTCTTTTAAATTACCATCTGAATCAGTTTTATAATAGCTTATCACTTCTTCTATATCATCAGGATCAGTCTCTATCCCATTACTAACATTAGGTGGAAGATTCACATTGTTTATCGGATTACGAATAAGGGAAGGTCGAATGAACCTGACTTTCATATCTCCGTTAGTCTCATCTATAAACTTCCGCAAGAAAACTTCTCCATCTCTAAAAAGTCTTGTAGCTAACTCCTTCTCCCGCTTGCCCCATCTATTGCGCTTTTTAAAGTCATTCCATATATCAAGTATTTTCTTCTGCTTCTTATCGTCGGTCTCATTAGGGATAATCTGTGGACCTTTACCAAGAGTAAATTTTACTAAACTCCTGATAATAACCCTAGCATGAGTGTTATTGTGATACATACTGTAGGCTGAACTTTGAATATCAATACGGGTCTGGGAATCTATACCCACTCCGGATTGATCGCCTACAAGCATCCATTTACCACTATCTAAATCTTCATCATATACCTTTTGTCTTGCTTCATAGGCTTCTTCAAGAGTATTTAGGGCAAGTTCAAGACTTTTAGCTTCAAACTGATTGCTCTTTATTGCTACATCCCTACGACTTTTCCTAAGTTTTAAATTATCTGTTATAAATTCAAACATATTAGTTATCAGAAATCTTTAAGTATTGATATACAGAGCAACCACTACAACCAAAATCACTCAAGCAGGAATTCATCTCAAACTGTTCATCTACTCCTGGTATGTAGGAAAATTCTATCTCTTGATCATAATCACAGTTATCGCACAAACCACCTACTAATAAAGAGTTGCATAAAGGACACCTATTAATTTCTATCATATTTGAAAGTCCTGCCTATAATCAAAATTCCCCGAATCATCTGTAGAGTAGTCATAAGCAGCATGAGGATAGTCCTCATAAGGCCATCGTTTAATATCCCT